CTAAATTAAAATCTTTAAAAGAAGATTATAAAACACTTTCTAATGCCAAGAAACGAATCCTTGAATGTGCAGAAACAGTTAAAAAAATTAACAAAGCTTCGTTTTATGAAGAAGGTGAAAAATCTGTTATTATCAATGATTGTAGTTTATTCCTAAGTTTAAAAGATGAATTAGAATTAGAAGGATATAATATTATAACTCATAAAGTTACACCAGAAGGAATTGAAATATATTTTTCTTAAAGGAGATATTATGGAAAAAGAACCAGTAGTAGTAGATTCAGTTAAAATTTATCTTAAACAAATTAGTGAAATTCCTCTTTTAAGTTTTGAGGAAGAACAGGAACTCTCAGAAAAAATTAAACTTGGAGATAAAAGTGCTGTGCAGGAATTGGTTTATCATAATCTTCGTCTTGTTGTTTCTATCGCCAAGAAATATAAAAATAATCATATGACTTTACTTGATATTATTCAAGAAGGTAATATTGGTTTAATGAAAGCGGCAGAAAAATATGATTCATCTAAGGGTTTCAGGTTTAGTACTTATGCCACTTGGTGGATTAGACAGGCTATTAACCGCGCCACAGAGGAACAAGGACGCGTTGTCAGGGTGCCAGCCCATATTACAGAGCTTATTAGTAAAATCAAAAAAGTATCTCGTAAGTATGAAGCCACCTATGGCGAGGAACCTTCTGCTAAATTTTTGTCTGAAACTCTTGGAGTAGATTTAGAAAAAATTAATCTTGCTCTTGAGTCAATGCAAAGTATTAGTTCTATTGATGCCGTGATAGATGACGAAGATGATACAACTTTTGGAGATTTAATTCCTGACTATAAAGCAGAAACAGGATATAATAATCTTGTAAGAGAAGAAAATAAAGAAATCTTAGATGCGGTTTTCTCTACTTTAACGGAGCGTGAGGCTGGCATTTTGCGTCTACGCTTTGGGATTGGAGTAGAACGCGCCATGACTTTAGAAGAAGTAGGCGAACATTATGGTATCAGTAGGGAGCGAATCCGCCAGGTAGAAAATAAGGCTCTCCGCAAAATGAGAAATCCTTTAAGAGCCGAGATTTTAAGAGATTGTTTGTAATTATTAAAAAAATATTATATAATATAAAGGAAGTAAAAAATGAAAAAATGTTGTGATACTTGTTTAACTTCTTGCGTTACTTGCGATAACGCTATTTTAGATAATTATATAGATAATGGTTATGAAATCATAGGAGAGCCTATTATTTGTGGGCATAAAGATGATGAATACCATAGAGAAATTATAGAAAACCTCGGAAGTTGTGAAGATTTCAAGTGTCGCTATAAATAAGGAGATGATTTAATGAATTTTTATATCGACTTTGAAGCTACACAGTTCGGTGGAAGAATAATTAGAATAGGTTGCGTTTCAGAATCAGGAGAAAGCTTTACTACTTTAGTTAAGCCTTCTAAACAGGGAGAAAAAGTTGGACCTTATGTTTCAAAACTCACAAGTATTACTGATGAAATGTTAAAGTCTGCCCCAACAGCTGATACAGCCTTTAATGATTTATTTAACTTTATTATAGCTACTGGTAATTGCGAACCTCCTAAGTATTATTGCTATGGAAATTCTGATGAAGGATTTTTAACTAAAACTATTAAATATATGACAGATGTTCGTGCAATTACTATAGCTTCAGCTATCAAAGAAGGATTAATTGACTATTCTTCTGAAGTTAAAAAGTTTTTCAACTCTGAAGAAGCTATAGGTTTGAATCGAGCTTTTTCTCTTGTACATGGAGAGTATCAAACTCAAGAGCATGACCCTCTTAAAGACGCTTTAATGCTTAAAGAAGTAGTTGAAGATTTATCTACTAAATGCGTCCCAGAAGACAAAGAGAAATTAGCAAATATTCCTACTAATCCCAAGCAGCCTAAAAAGCAAGCGCCGCAAGAATTTCTTGATATGCCTATTGATAAAAAAATTAAATGGCGAGTAGATACAGGAAATGAAGAAGATTGGCAGTTTAAAATAACCAATAGTAAAAGAGTAAAATACTTTAGAAATGAAATTACTGTTATCTCTTGGTTATATAGATATATTCTTACAGGTAATTATTGCAGTATTAAAAACGCTGGCCAAGTACAGAGAGTTAAAAATAAAATAAAACGAGCTATTGAGACAGGAGAAAGTTTATATGGGTTTATTTGGGAAGAAAAACACTAATACAGATAAAACATTAAGAGAATATTGTCCTATGAAAATACCGGAATTAAAAGTTTCAGAAAATTGGATTTGGGTAGAAGGATATAAAGCTACTAATAAAGATATGCAGGGATATGATAATTTTCAATATGAATTAAATAAAACTTATGTAGCTGAAGGTAAAGTTGAAATATGTAGAAATGGTTTTCATTTTTCTAAAACTTTAGCAGGTACTTTAGTTTATTATTATCCCTATGAAAATTCTAATAGATATTTTAAAGTTCGAGCTTTGGTTAATAAAGAATCTTGGAATGAAGGTTGGTTGAGTAATGATAAATACGTTGCTAAAGAAATTATTCTTATTGAAGAAATTACTTATAGCAAAGAAATGATGACTACATTAATGAAACATTCAATGGTTAGTAGATTTGTCAAAAATACTGAAAATGAAGAAGAAAGAATAAAAAATATAAAAGAAATTTTAAGTAGTAAATTAATTACTCTTTATACCAATTTCTTGATAGAAAATATTTCCTTTATTGAGGTTGCTTTAGCTCATTATATAGTATCTGAGCTACCTTTTAGTAATGAAATATATAATAAACTTATTCTTTATGCCAAAGCTTTAGAAGAAGGTAATTATAGTGAGGAATATAAATTTGATAAATTAGAAAATAAAATTAAAGAATTAAAAACAAGTATTAGTGATATTCGAAGAAGATAAATAAGGAGAAACTAAAATGGCTTATTATGCTTATATAGTTAAAGTAGAAAATTTGCGCCCGCACTCCAATGCCGATAGACTTCAGATTGCTACTTTCTTTGGTAACGATACTTGCGTAGGCTTGGATGTGCAGCTTGGGGATATTGGTATTTATTTTCCAGTAGATGGCCAGGTATCTCAGGAGTTCGCAGAAAAAAATAATCTCTTACGTAAGAAGGATGACGCTGGGAATAATATTGGTGGATATATGGACGAACGTCGTGCGATAAAAGCTATTAAGCTCAGAGGAGAGAAGTCTGATGGTCTTTACATGCCGATTACTGCGCTCGAAGGATTCGGCGATTACTCTACATTAAATCCCGGAGACAGGATTGACGTATTCAATGGACATGAGATTTGCTGTAAATACATTCCGCGCACGAATAAATCTTCAAGTGGCCGCCAGGGCAATAGAACTCGTAAGACAAAAATACCTATAGCTCCTTTGTTCAAAGAACACGTTGATACAGAACAGCTTCAGTATAATCTTGGCGATTTTCGTCCAGGTGATACCTTTGAAATTACATTGAAACTCCATGGTACTTCTCAGCGTACAGGATATCTCCCAGTTTTCAAAGGTTATGATGATAGTTGGGCTTGCCGTGTAGGCAATGCTTTCCGTCATGCGGCAAATAAAATGGCAGGTAGACCGGAAGATTATGGTTATAAACATGATGGCAAACCTATCTATGATTGGGGTTATGTATCAGGAACTCGTAGAACGGTATTAGAGAATTATGAAGGTGGTTACTATGGAGACAACAAATTCCGTGAAGCTCATTCTAAAGTATTCGAAGGCAAGCTTTGGAAAGGTGAGACTGTCTATTATGAGGTAGTAGGATTCACCATGGAAGGCACACCTATTATGACTCCTGGCGATAATACCAAACTTCAGGATAAAGAGTTCGTAAAACAGTACGGCAAAATTACAACTTTCTCTTATGGTTGCGATTCAGAAGGTCTTGTAGACGATGAACTCATAAAATTTGCGACAAATAAGGCTGGCGATAAACTTATATCATTTACATTTGCTCCGCAGTCTGACCTTTATGTTTACCGTATGACCATGACTACTGAGGAAGGAGATGTCATTGAATATACTCCGGAATTCATGCGTTATAGATGCGAGCAAATGGGTGTAAAATCCGTGCCTGTGTTTGGCAAAGGTATGATAAATCTTGACGGTACAGTAACTTGGCAGGATTTTATTGAGGAAGAAGATTATGTTTTTATGGAATTTAAAGAAAATGAAGATAACTCAACGATTGTTGATTTTTTACCAGGAGAAAGTATTAGAAAAATCGCTGAAAAATATTTTGATGGGCCGGACCCGATTGGTAAGACTCATGTGCGCGAAGGTGTAGTAGTAAGAATCACGAATCGTAATAAATTCTGCGCCTACAAGCACAAAAATTTCTCATTCAAGGTATTAGAAAACATTATCAAGCTGTCAGCGGAAAGCCCTGACATGGAAGAAGCACAGGAGGTAAAGGATGAATAGAACACCTAATTATGAAGATTGCATAAAATTTGTTGAAAAAGTTATGGAAAAGGAAAATAAGACTCTTTATAATTTTCAAAAAGAGATACTTAAATCCTTTTTTGAAGATAAAGAAATAAGGGTAGCTAGAGGCGCCGGCCGCACTTATCTAGCTAAACTTTATGGTCTTTATATTGGTTCTTTATATGCAGAAAACGATTATTCTATAGAACCAGAAATAGCTATTGATTATTTAACTGTTATGAAAGATGTCAAAGGACAATTCACTAATTATTCTCAAGCTAAAGCCTTCGGCTCTAAAGATACATGGGAAACTGAATTTGAATGTAAAGGAACTAGTACTCATGTTAAACATCACTTTAATTTAGATTATTATTTAAGGAGTTAAATATGTTATTAGATAAACTACAGACAGATGCAACTAAAGCACTGAAAAATAAAGATAAATTTCGTCGTTCAGTTTTATCTGATATGATTGCCGCAGTACAGAAAGCCACAATAACTCCAAAAGGTAAGATTGAACCCGACGAAAAACTTGTCAATGAAGTATTAATCAAGTATCAGAAAACAGTGCAGGAAATGATTGATACTTGTCCTTCTGGTCGTTCTGACCTATTGGAAGAATATCAGAAGAAGATGGAAATCGTTAAAGAATATGCCCCCCAAATGGTTACAGATAGAGGAGCTATTAAAGGTTTGATTGTTACTATTCTTAATAATGAAAATATTGAACCTTCAATGGAAAATAAAAATGTTATTATGAAATTAGTAATGCCAAAACTTAAAGGTCAGTGCGATATGAAAATTGCAAATCAAGTACTTATGGAGATTTTAAGCGAATGAAAACTTCAAATTATTATGAAAAAGCTCGTCAAGATTTTTATGAAACTTACCCTAATGAAGTAGAAGAATATATTTTTGATATGGGTATAGAAATCGAAGATTTAGATTTTGAAGATATGACACAAATTATATTTAACTTGGAAAAAGAAAATGAATACATTAACGAGATTTTTTGAACATTATTATGAATCTTTAGAATATTTTGAGTCTAAGCAAATTGTGGGGTTGTTCCTTCAAGGAAGTCAAAACTATGAATTAAGTTTACCAGAATCTGATGTGGATACTAAACTTATTGTAGTACCGAGTTTTAAAGATATTGCTCTTTATACTAAGCCTGTAAGTACCACTCATGTTAGAGAAAATCAAGAACATATTGATTTTAAAGATATTAGGTTATATATAGAAACTTTTAGAAAACAAAATTTAAATTTCTTAGAAATTCTATTTACTGAGTATAAATATATCAATCCTTTATACAGTAAACAGTGGTCTCGACTTGAAGAGGCTCGTGAGGAAATCGCCCACATGAATCCTTATAGAGCTGTTAAAAGTATGAAAGGTATAGCTATGGAGAAATATCATGCTATGGAGCATCCCTATCCTTCTAAGCTAGATATTCTTGCTGAATACTCTTATGACCCGAAACAGCTACATCATCTCGTCCGAGTAGATAATTACTTGACTAGATATCTTGCAGGTGATAGTTATGAATCTTGTCTTGTCCCAGAATCTAAAATGAAAGAATTCCTTTTAGATATTAAGCGTGGTAAATACAACCTTGAAGAGGCTCGTAACTTGGCGAATATTAGTATTGACCATGTAACTAAAATTGCCGATGAATTTTGTGCGGTAACTCCAGAAGGAGAAAATCCAGAAATGAGAGAATTATTGGAAGACGTAAGTTACAATATTATGAAAACCGCAGTAAAAGTTGAATTAGAGCTTTTATAAATAAAAGCTCTTTTTTGTTTTTATTTAAAAAAAATGATATAATATTTATAGAAATTAGGAAAGGAATTAAAAGAAATGGGTGTATTTTGTACAAGTGACCTCCATGGCAACTATGCAATTTGGAATGAAATGAATAAGTTCCTCAAACCTGAAGATACCTTATTTGTCCTGGGCGATTGCGCTGACCGTGGTCCAAGAGGATGGGACATCATCAAGGAGGTAATTCGTCGCCCCAATACAATATATCTTAAAGGCAACCATGAAGATATGCTTTATAAAGCTGTTAAAGAATGGAATGAAGTTGGTGATGATTTCACATGGTTTCGTCCTGCTCTCGACTTACTGTTCGCTAATGGAGGAGAGGATACATGGTATGACCTCATCTATAATGAAGATGACCCTATGGCTTGGGGCAGATACATAAATAATCTTGGTTTCTTTGAAAAGTATGTTAATCCTGATGGAGTAAAAATTATTATGACTCATGCAGGATATACTCCTTCTAACACTCGCCGTTTACCTAATATACAAGATTTGTTATGGGACCGCAACCACATTACTGACGCTTGGGAAGAGAATGATTCTGCTGATGTTATTATTCATGGACATACACCAAGTGTTTATATTGATGAAAAAGCCGAAGTAGGAGCACTATACTACTGCGATGACCACAAGATTTGTCTTGATAATGCTACTTATAGTACCAATGCGGCAGTCTTATTAAATTTAGATACTTTTGATGAAGAAATATTTATGTAAGTAAGGAAAGAAAGGAAAATAAATGGAATTTAATGAATTTGAGATTTTAGGACATTTACTTGGTAGTTTAATTTGGTTTCTAATATCAATTACTGCTGTCTATTGGTTATGGAATGGAGATTTAGGTAGTATTTTTAATCTTCCTAAACTTTCTTTACTTCAGATTGCAGGGCTTAAAATTTTATTATATTTAATGATTGGATAAAGGAGTGGTGATATTTATGGCACGAAGAACAGATAACTTTACAATGCACGATTTTTATTGTATTAAATGCGGAAATAAAGGTTTGAGCCTTCCAAGAAGAAAGACGAAAGAAAAATATCATAGAAAAAAATTATTTTGTTTTATTTGTAAAGAAGAAATTAATCATGTAGAAATTAAATCTTGGGAAGAAAAAGAAGAATTTTTGAGCGAATATAGAGAAGGAAAATATAAAGATGAAGTTGCCAAAGAAGAAAGTTTTTTTGCTGGTGGGAATACCAGGGAGTGGAAAGTCAACCTTTGCTAAAAAGATAGCAAATGACAAAGTAATTATCTCAAGAGATGAAATTCGTTTTTCTCTTTTAAAAGAGGGAGAGGACTATTTCAGACATGAAACTCAGGTATTTAAAATTTTTATTAAACGAATTAATGAAGCTATAGCTGATGAAGAAGGAGCTGAAAATATTATCATTGACGCCACTCATTTAACTTCAACAGCGAGAATGAAAGTTTTAAATCGTTTAGATTTAACTAAATGTTATTTATATGCGATATGCTTTGATATTCCTTTAGAAGTTTGCTTAGAAAGAAATAGTAAAAGGGAGGGTAGAGCTAAAGTACCAGAAGACACTATAAGAAGTATGTATTCAACTTTAACTTTCCCTGAACCTTCTGAGGAGCATATATATGATGGAATTTGTATTATAGGAGAAAATTATGATTTATTGCACTAGCGACCTGCATCTGAACCATGCCCGCATTATCGAGTACGAGCCGATTACTCGTCCTTTTGATAGCGTAGACCAGATGAATGAAGTATTAATCAAGAATTGGAATGATACTGTAGATAAAGAAGATAAAGTTTACGTACTTGGTGATTTTTGTATGGGGCCGGCCGAGTCTGTGCGGGATATAGTCTCGCGTTTGAATGGAGAAATCACACTAATCCGAGGTAATCATGACTCACGCGCCAAACTCCAAATTTACGAAGAAATGGGAATTGAAGTAAAAGATATAGCTTATATCACCTATAAGGGACGATTCTTCATCCTTTGTCATTTCCCGATTGCAAGTCCTGAATTCTGTGAAATGGTCAGGAGAGATAACTCTGAAGTCATAATCTTGTACGGGCACACGCATTCCAATTCTCCTAAAGGCTACATTGACGGCACCTACCATATTGGAGTTGATACGAATGACCTCAAGCCTATTTCTATTGAACAGATTTGGCAGGAGAGTTGGCCGAAAGAAATTATGACTCCTGATATAGTAAAATATAAAGAATCTCACAGTAATGACCCCATTGAGTTCTAACTCTTGGGGTATTTTTTTAGACCTCGCTAGCGGTCGTTACTTAGAAAAAATTTTGCCTTTAGAAATTTTTTACAGAAAATTGCAATTACAACTTTTTTATGGTAAAATTAATATATATATTATTAGGAGAAAATTATGAAAGCTAACTATAGAATGTCAGAAGACGGAAATACAATCTATGTAGATATTTTTTATAAACATTTAGTATTTACTGGAGAAGCTAAATGTCATCCTCAAGATATGGATATGAAAAAATTTAATATAGGTTGGAATATTGCTGAACCAAGAGCAGAAATAAAACTTTTAAAACATATTAAAAATAATGAGATTAAACCTAAATTAGAAATGCTTGAACACTTAAAATCTTTATATGACCGTACTAAAAAAAGTGATAAAAATTCTTACGAATATTTAATGGTGAAAAGACAGATACGATTATATAAAAATTATTTAACTACAATTAACGAGGAAATAGCTGCGCAAGAAAATTATTGCAAAGAGTATATTAGAAAAAAAGAAGAAATTTATCAAAAAATCCGTAACCAAAACAAAACAAATGAATAAAAATAAAATTTAGATAAAGTATATTATGGAGGTGTAAACAAATGGCTAAGTTTAAGAAAGGTGAACTTGTTCAACTAATCTCTAATGCTAAATTTGCGAATGGAGTAGAAATACCAAAAAGTGTTATCAAAAGCAAAATCTATGTTAGAGAAGTAAAAGAAGATAATAAATATACTATTTCTACTGTACCAAGAGGTCCGATTACAGGTATAGTAGAGGAAGAAATGCTCAAAGAGTACGAAGAAATAGAACCGGGTTTTGAACCCTATGTAGTACGTATTATGGTAGATAATTTGACAACTTATAGTGGCCCAGGAGTAAACCACAAACCGATTAAATCTTTAGGTAAAGGCAAATTATATACTATTATTGGCGAACAGGAAGGTTTTGGCCGCCTTAAGGATGGACGCGGCTGGGTTGACCTTGACTGTGTGAAAAAGTTTTAATATTGGTATTTAGGTCTAAGCAGAAAATTGCTTAGACCTATTTTTTTTTTATTTATCAACTAACAAAATTTTAGTTGATTTTTTATAAAAATATGGTATAATATATATGTAACAAAAAAATCTCAGTAAATTCGATAGGAGATAAAATGATTATTTATGTAGATGGAAGTGCGCATCCTAATCCTGGACCAGGGGGGTTTGGTGTAGTTATGCTCGATGATAATGAAAATTTTTTGGCGAGCTATACTAAACAATGTGATAACACAACAAATAACCGTGAAGAGCTTAAAGGCATACTTTGGTGCCTCTTAAAGTTTGGGGCGACCCCAAATATCATAGTTTATAGCGACTCAGCTTATGCTATTAATACTCTTACCTCCTGGATGTTTAGCTGGGAAAAGAAAGGGTGGCTAAAGTCTGACAATAAAGTTCCAGAAAATCTTGATTTAATACAAGCTTATTTTGACTATTGGAAAAAAGGGTTTAGAATTGAATTAAGAAAAGTTAAAGGACATAGTAATGATAAATGGAATCAGATGGCTGATGATATAGCCACAGGAAGGATTGAAATATGCTAAATAGAGAAAAAATAGATTGGAAAGGATTATATTTTGTTTATTTAAATGAAAATAATTATTTACCTATTAATATAGCTAAGACTTTAGAGCATTATGATTATTTCCCATACTTTACCGCTTATTTAGATAATGCTGGTAACGTAATGAGATTTGTGCAGTATGTTGATGAAGAAAAGAAAATTGCGAAATATATTATTATACCTTATGATTGGATTAGGGCTATGATTCCTTTGGTAGATAAAGAAGAATATGATAAAATAGAAAAGTTCAAAGCAAAGTTAAGAGAAGAAAACAAACCTTTTATCTATTTGCTCTGGGAAACGAGCGGAGGAGATGAAAAAGCTTATATGAGGAAATTAAATTTACCGGCTTATAGAGTTATGACTTGGAAAGATAGCGATGATGAGAGAGAAAGAGAGGAAATGAATGAATAACCTTTATAATGAGCAAAGTATTGAGTCACTCTCTCCACTCGAGTTTACGCGCCTTAGGCCAGGGGTATATGCGGGAGACACGACATATTCTACTCAACTCTTGGTAGAAATCCTTTCTAATGCTGTAGACGAATTTAGACTTGGTCATGGAGATAAAATTGAAATTACAATAGATAAAGATATAATCACAGTGCAGGATTATGGTCAAGGTTTTATCCCAAACACCTTTAGGGAAGATGGAAAAACAATTCTTGAAGCAGCTTTTAGTGTATTAAATACTTCAGGTAAATACAGAGAAGATGGTACTTATGAAGGTACTTCCCTTGGTAGCTTTGGAATAGGAAGTAAGATTAGTAACTACCTTTCACATTGGCTTGAAGTTACTACATGGCGTAATGGTGAATATGAAAAAATTTATTTTACTGAAGGGGAATTTGATGTCAGACATTCTGCAAAGCCAACAGGAGAAAAAGAAATTCCTTCGGGAACGAGAGTAAAATGGCAACCAAGCGAAGAATTTTTCACAAATACAGAAATAGAGATTAATAAAGTAAAAGAATTATTAAAAACTATTACTAGTCTTTGTCCTGGACTAACTGTAACTCTTAATATCAATGGAGAGGAATTAACTTATTACTCCAATAGAGGATTAGATGATTTGGTTGATGAAAAAGTTAAAGATAAAGAAATTTTAACTAAACGCTTTCATTCTCAGGGTAAAGATGGTAAAAACTCTATTGATTTTATTTTAACTTATGTTTCATCTTATAATTCTGTAATAGTACCTTATGTAAATACAGGTTTAACAGAAAAAGGGCCTCATATTTCCACTATCAAATCTTTAATCACAAGAGAATTTAATAAATTCTTTAAAGAACAAAAATGGTTGAAGGAAAAAGAAGAAAATCTTTCCGGTGATGACATTCAAGAAGGATGCTATATTATTTTTAATATTACTGCTCCTAATGTAGCATATGATGCTCAAGTTAAATCAACAATTACTAAAATTGATATGAAACCTTTTACTCAAATTTTGGTAGAAGATTTTCAGACTTGGTTAGAGGCGAATAAGAAAGAAGTTAAAGTAATTGCGGACAAGGCTATAGCAGCTCGAAAAGCTAGAGAAGCGGCAAAAAAGGCAAGAGATAATGTTCGTGAAAAACAGCAGAAAAAAGAAAAAGCTCTTAAATTTTCCAGTAAATTAGCTGATTGCTATAGTAAAGATAGAGAAAAATGTGAAATTATTATTGTAGAAGGAGATTCTGCTGCTGGCAACTTAAAAACAGCACGAAATAATGAGTTCCAAGCTATTATGCCTATTAGAGGTAAACTTCTTAATACCCATAAAGCTAGTTTAGATAAAATTCAGAAAAATGCAGAAATTATGACAATTATAGAAGCTTTAGGTTTAAGCATTGATGTAAAAACTATGAAAGTTACCTATGACCCCAAAGACTTACGATATGGTAAGATAATCATGATGTCGGACGCAGACGTTAGTAAAATGGCGTATGAAAAACTTTTCGCTTAATCAAGCGGGTAAATTTGGACAAAACATATCTATGTGAACCATATGGTTTTCATATAGATATGAAAGAGAAAAATTTGCTAACGGGGAATCCTAAACCTTAAAAGGCATGGAAATCCCGTGGGAAACTTATATTTATCCATTCTCTTTCAAAAAAAATAAACGAAAGAGGAAAAATAATGATAGGAATTTATAAAATCGAAAATAAAATCAACGGAAAAATGTATATAGGTCAATCTAATAATATACAAAGACGATTCTATGAACATCAAACAAAAGGAGAAAAAAGTAGAATTCCAGTTGATGTAGCTATTCAGAAATATGGAAAAGAAAATTTTACTTTTGAGGTTATCGAAGAAACCACGATAGAAAAACTTAATGAACGAGAAGAGTTTTGGATAGCTGAATTTAATTCTATAGAAAAAGGTTATAATTGTTCTAAAGGCGGCGAACAACAATCCATAGGAGAAAATAACGGACGTTCTAAATTGACTGAAGAAGATGTAAAAAAAATACGTCAGGCTTATGCAGAACACAAAAAACAAAAAGAAGTCTATAAAGAATATGAGGATATTGTTTCCTTTGGATATTTTCAAAATGTATGGCAAGGACAACATTGGAGTCATATCATGCCTGAAGTTTTTACCGAAGAAAATAAAAATTATTATATTTATCAAAATAGTAATGGAAGTAATGGTGCTTCAGCGGTATTTACTGATGATGAAATTATAAAAATCAGAGAAAGGTATGTTAATGAAAGCGCCAAAGAAATATATGTAGATTATAAAGACCGTATTTCTTATCAAGCTTTTCAAGCCATGTTATGGGGAAGAAGCTATAAAAATTTACCTATCTATAAGAAAAAAGAAAAAAAATGGATAAATATTTGAACCTGTATCGACTATCCCTTCAGCCTTACGGGCAAGGGAGTAGGGCTACTATTGATACGTAGTAGGATTTTAGGAAACGAAGTCCTTTAAATGCCGAAATGGTTTCCTTTTATTTAAATATTAAATAAAAGTAAAAGATAGTCAGTGCAAATGGAAACATTTGAGCTCCATGCGATGGCGCGCACATTAAGAACCTCTTTTATACCTTTATCTGGAATTTCTGCCCTGAACTAGTACAAGAAGGATATATCTATGCTGGAGTTCCTCCCCTTTATCGCGTTACTTTAAATAAAAAATATTATTATGTTAAAGATGAAGAAGCATTGGAAAAATTTAAACTTGACCATGCTGGTAAAACCATGGTAGTAAACCGTTTGAAAGGACTCGGGGAGATGGATGTAGAAGAAACTGAAGAGACCTTGCTCAATCCGGATAATCGTATTTTAAAGCAAATTACTGTCAACGATATTAAAGCAACTGATAAACTTTTTGATGATTTGATGGGCAGCGCTGTGCTTCCTCGTAAAAAATATATTAAAGAGCATAGTAAAGAAGCAAATTATGATTTTTAGGAGAAAACCAAATGAGAAATTATGATATTATAGATGAATTAAGTGTTAATTTTATAGACTATGCGGCTGCTGTTAATAGTGATAGAGCTATTCCTGATTCAAAAACTGGTTTAAAGCCAGTAGCGAAAAGAATTCTTTATGGCGCATATGTAGATGGAAATTTCTCTAATAAGCCTCATGTCAAAAGTGCTTCAATAGTAGGTACAGTCATGGGGAAATTTCATCCGCATGGGGATACTTCTATTTATGGAGCTTTAGTACGTTTTGCTCAACCTTGGGTAATGCGTTATCCTCTTATTGATATACACGGTAATATGGGAAATATAGACGGTGATGGACCAGCTGCTATGCGTTATACCGAAGCGCGTTTAGCTAAAATTACAGAAGATGGTATGTTGGCAGGAATTAAAAAGAATAATGTAGATTTTGGAATGAACTATGATGAAAAAATTCCTGAACCTATCACTTTACCTTCTTTATTCCCGAATCTTTTATGTAATCCCAATTCAGGCATTGGTGTAGCTTTAGCTTGTTCATGGATGCCCCATAATCTTAGAGAGGTAGCTCAAGCCATTTATGATTATATGGATGGATTAAAACCTACACTTCCTGGTCCTGACTTTCCCACAGGAGGCCAAATTATTAATCAAAAAGATATTCCTCAAATTATGGAAACAGGAAAAGGTTCAGTAAAAATAAGAGCTAGATATAAAATAGAGGATAATAATATTGTTTTTTATGAAATACCTTATGGTGTAACTACAGAAAGTATCCTAGATGAATTGGGTGAAGCTGCTGATGCAGAAAAAATTAAATATATTAAAAATATTCGCAATGAAAGTAATAAAAAAGGAATTCGAGTTGTAATTGAATGTGAAAAAAATGCTCCTATTCCTACAGTAATTAATTCTATATATAAGGAAACCAACCTTCAAACTTCCGTGTCTTATAACCAAGTTGCTCTTGTAGATAAAACTCCAACTGATTTAAATTTAAAAGATTGTATAGAAATCTATGTAAAACACAATGTTGATTGTATAACTAAAGAGAGTTTATTTGACAAAAACAAAATTGAAAATAGATTAGAAGTAATTGAAGGACTTTTGAAAGCTTTAGAAGATATTGATAAAATTATAAGTTTAATTAAAAATTCCAAAAGCTCAAGTGAAGCAAAAGATAATTTAAAAATTACTTATAATTTTACAGAAAATCAAGCCAAAGCTATAGTAGATATGAAACTTGGTAGATTGGCTGGATTGGAAAGAATTGAAATCCAAGAAGAAAAAACAGAACTATTATCTACTTTAGATAAAATTAATTCTATCTTAATGAATCCTCAAGAAGAATTAAAATCAAGGTTAAAATCTTTAGTTGATAAATACGGCGATGAAAGACGCACGGAAATTACACAAATTACTTTATCTAAAGAAGAAAAAGAAGTTGAATTTGTAGAACCCGAAAAATGCGTTGTAATCATGACTGAAAGCGGATATATCAAGCGTATTCCAAGTTCTTCATTCCGCACCCAGAAGCGCAATGGTAAAGGGGTTAAAACCCAAGATGAAATTACTAATTCTGTAATTCGTACTAATACTATTGACTCTCTTATGGTGTTTACCGACCAAGGACAGATGTATCGTTTACTTGTTAATGATATTCCAGTAGGAACAAATACTACTAAAGGACAACCAATTAGGTCTTTAGTATCTATGGAGCCTAATGAAAATCCAACAATTATTTATTCAATATATAAAGATACGGATGCTCAATTTGTTTTATTTACAACTAAAAACGGATTAGTTAAGAAAACTCCTTTAGAAGAATATATAAAAACTAAAAAGAAAACAGGAATTGCGGCAATCGGACTTAGAGAAGGAGATAGTCTAGCCTCAGTGTGTCTTGTAAAGGATGAACCCATAATTCTTCTTACTGCTAATGGTATGGGCATCAAATTTGATACAAAAGAAGTTTCTCCAACTTCTCGTACCGCTTCAGGAGTTAAAGGTATGAATTTAGCAGAAGGGGATTATGTAGTAGCCGCTCTCCCCATTAGAGAAGCAACAGATAAGTTAGCTATCTTTGTGGAAAATGGAATGGGTAAAAAAATTGCTTTATCAGAGCTTCCACTTCAGAAGAGAGGAGGAAAAGGATTATATTGTTATAAACCTTCTACTTCTACTGGAAAAATTGCGGCAGGGGCTTTAGTATCTGATGAGGATAGCCTATTGGTACTTGGAGATAAAAACTCTATATGTATTTCCGCAAGTGATATAACAGAAGGAAGTAGAGCTTCTATGGGTACTCAGATAATTAAAAATAGTAATATTAATTCAGTAAGTAAGGTATAATAAAAGAAGCTTTAAAGCTTCTTTTATTTGACAATATAAAAAATTTTTGTTACAATTAATTATATATAAGAAGAAATAAATAAAGGTAATTATATAATGGAATTAGCATATTTAACATATAGTAATGAAATTAATAAAAGAATTATTAAAGAATTAATTAAAGAATTAAATGAAGCTACTAAGTATTATGATATGGGAGAACCAATCATGAGCGATGAAGAATGGGACAACATGTATTTTGCTTTGGTTGGGATGGAAAATAAGTGTGGCATTTATTATCCCGATTCTCCTACGCAGAAAATTAACTATCAAGTTGTAAATGGTTTAGAAAAATCTAATCACGACCACCCTATGCTTTCTTTGGATAAAACTAAAGATTTAAAAGAAATTATGGATTTTGCTAATCAATTTGATAGTGTTCTATTTATGCTTAAAATGGATGGGTTAACTTGTTCATTAACATATGAAGAAGGCGAATTGGTTAAAGCAGAAACTCGTGGTAACGGTTTACAAGGAGAAAACATTCTTCATAATGCTATGGTTATTCCTACTATTCCTAAAAAGATTAAAGATAAAGGTAGAATAGTTATAGATGGAGAAATTATTTGCACTTATTCAAATTTTGCTCCCTATAGTGAAGAATATAAGAATCCTCGTAATTTTGCGGCAGGTAGTATTCGACTTTTAGACGCAAAAGAATGTAGTAAACGTAATTTAACTTTTATTGCTTGGGATGTTATTGAAAATGAAAATAAAGATTATGGTTTAGTTGGTACAAATTTGGTTTCTTTAGAGGCTCTTGGTTTTGTTACTGTTCCATACATAACTTATAGAAGTGACCCAGAAGATATTCGGCATTATGCTTTTGAAGAAGTAGAAGAAAAAATAGTAGAAGAATTAAAAATTACAGCAAGACAGAAGGGCTATCCAATAGATGGATTAGTAGTTAAAGTTGATGATATTGCTGTTGGGAAGTCTCTTGGAGCAACTGACCATCATTTTAAAAACGCCTTAGCTTTTAAATTCTATGACGAAACAGTTACTACTTCTATGATTGATATAGAATGGAGTATGGGGCGTACAGGAGTTTTAACCCCTATTGCAGTTTTTGAACCGGTTGAATTAGAAGGGTCTACAGTAGAACGCGCAAGTCTTCATAATATTTCCGTAATGACAAAAACTATGGGAGGAAGTTTTGTGGGCCAAAAGGTACAAGTATATAAGAGTAATATGATTATTCCTCAGATAGCAAGTGCCGAAAATCCTAAAACTTTAGAAGGATTGACTATGCTTAATATTCCTACTACTTGTCCTTATTGTGGTGAGCCAACAGAACGAGTAACTGAAAATCAAAGTACAATCCTCAAATGTAATAATCCTAATTGCGAAGCTAAATTAATCAATAAAATTGACCACTTTGTTTCTAAAAAAGGATTAGATATAAAAGGACTTTCTAAGGCAACTCTTGAAAAATTGATAGACTGGGGCTGGATTAATTGTAGTTCTGATATTTTTAAATTAAAAGAACATCGTTCAGAATGGATTGAAAAACAAGGATTTGGCGTTAAATCAGTTGATAAAGTGTTAGAAGCTATAGAGGAAGCTCGTAAGTGCGAATTAAATAAATTTATTTGCGCTCTTGGCATACCTCTTATCGGCTCAACAGTTTCAAAAGACTTAGAAAAAATTTTCCCTACTTGGGCAGAATTTATTAATGCTGTAAATTCAGATTTTAAATTTTATTCCCTACCCAACTTTGGGGGAGAAATGCACAAATCTTTAATTAAATTTAATTATGATGAAGCTATAGAAATGGTAGATAAATATATAGAATTTAATGAAAAGATTGAAGTTAATAATGATAATAACTTAGAAGGTAAAACATTTGTTATTACTGGTAAAGTTCATATATATAAAAATAGAGATGAATTAAAAGAAGTTATTGAATCTCTTGGCGGCAAAGTGGTAGGTTCTGTATCTAAAAAGACAGATTATCTTATCAATAATGATACTGAGTCTTCTACCGCTAAAAATAAAACTGCTAAAGAGCTTAATATTCCTATAATTTCAGAAGAAAAATTTATTGAAATTTTTAATATAAATTCTTGAAAAGGAAAAAATTTTTTGTTATACTAATAATATGAAAAATAGAAAAATAAAAAAGCTTGCGGAAGCAATTGCCGCACAAGAGCTGATTATTCAAAATAGTGAAGATAATTTAGAAATCGCTAAAGCTCAAGGCGAAGTGATTCGATTAATTACTGAAAATATAAAAAACTTAGATGATATAGAAGCTCTTGATGATGCTATACAAAAAATTTTGAAAAATGCTTAAAAAATTTGCAAAGCACAAAATTATTTGTTATAATAATTACATAAGCTACACAAGCTTAACAAAAATAATATTTATATTTTAAGGAGAAAAAAAATTATGGCAATTTCAACAAACACAAAAGCAATTATTAAATATTTACAGGAAATTCATGGAAGTGATGTTACAGCAGAAGATGTAGCTAATGCGCTTGGACTTTCTAAGGCTTCAGTAAATGGTAGCTTCACAAAAGCTATTCAGGAAAAAGGTCTCGGTGTAAGAGTAGAAGCAGAAATCGAACTTGAAGATAACACACATAAGAAAGTTAAATTCCTTGTACTTACTGACGCTGGTCTCGCTTTCGACCCGGATGCAGTAGAAACACCGGCAGCAGTAGAAGCTGAATAATTGATATAAAAACTTATAAGGGGTATTAATTTTACCCCTTATTTTTCTAAATAGGTATTAAAATGATTTTGGGAATATTAGGGTTAATAATTGGGGCTGGAATAACCTATTTAGTTTGTTATTTCCTCCCAAAAGAAGAAATAAGAAAAACTAATACCCAATTATTACAAGAAGAAGAAAATAAAATTAATCAACTTAAAGATGAACAAAAAACTTTAAGTATTAAAATAGAAACTCTTAATAACGAAAAAGAGATTACAAAAGCTTCTTTAACTGACTTGCAAACCCAAGCTAAAGAATCTGCGGATATTTTCTTACAACAAGAAATGGATTTAGCTAAAGAAAAATTAGATAGAGCTTTAGAAGCTGTAGGAAAAAAATATCAAGCTGATGAAGAAGCTTATAAAGAATCTTATTTAAGAGTTATGCAAGAAAGCGCTGAGGAATATGCGGCTTTATTCGCGGAAAAGAATTGTGAATACCAAGAATTAAATGCGCAATTAGATAAGCTTCGTAGCACCGTTAAAGCAGCGGTTGCCGCAAACCTCAGAGAAGAAGAAAAAAATAGTAAAATAACTTTTTATAAACTTGATATTCCCCTATTAAACGTCCAAGAGGTAGAGAAGATAAGGTCAATAATTCCTTATCTTCAAAATCCTCGCCCTTTAAATAAAGCAATTTGGGAATCTTACTATCGTAATGCTACTACAGATTTAATCAATAGAGTAGTGGGGCCCAATGTTAAAATCGGCATTTATCGTATTACTAACCTATTGGATAATAAAATTTATATAGGACAATCGGTAAATATAGGGGAACGTTTCAAAACTCATATTAAATGTGGATTAGGTATAGACGCCCCACAAAATAAACTTTATACCGCTATGCAGAAAGTAGGAGTAGAAAATTTTTCTTTTGAAATTATGGAAGAATGTACTCCAAACTTGTTAAATGAAAAAGAAAAATATTGGATTGAATATTATGAAAGTAATATTTATGGCTACAATATGAGCGCCGGCGGTGCGAAAGGAAATAAGAATGAATAAAGTTAAAGTTAATAATATAGATATGTCTAATGGTAAAGTAACTATTTTTGAAGTTGAAGCACCTATTACCTGGTGGATGACAGTAGCTAATGTACATAAAGAATTTATAGTAGATTATAATGTTACCAATACTCTCGAAGAATATTTTACATTAGATAGTATAGGTAGAGAAGATTTTATCAATATTCCTTACGATTTAAATGAACAGAGAGAAGATTTAAAATATCCCATCGACCCTGATTTCGTTCAAATGTGTTATATTCCTTATATGGAATACTTAAAAACCAAGGGTGAAGAAGGTATGAAGATGTTTTTAACTTTACTCCCTATTGGAACTATAGTCAAAGGTAATATTACTATTAGTAATATGACAGCTGTAGATTGTGAAGAAGAGCTTTTATCTGACCTTTTTGTCGCTTTGATTGAAAAACTTAATTAATTTTTGTATAATAATTATATAAGTTATTGAAAGCGAGAAAAAAGAGTAAATGTCTAAAAAACAAGAATTTATTAATTTTATAGATGAATTAATTAAAAATACTGATAAAGAAATTCCAGAAAATGTTAAAACTTATTGGGAAGCTTTTTGTGCTAAAGAAGATATGGAAAAACCAATGTTTACTGATGATGGAAAAATGATTCTGAAATGTATGCAAGATAAATACGAAGAAAACAAAATGTGGAAGGCAAAAGATATTGCGGAAGAACTTTTTGTAAATTCTCGTAAAGTTTCAGGAGCTATGCGTAAATTGGTAAATGATGGTTTTGTAGAAAAGCTTGGAAAAGAACCTGTTGTATATGAATTAACAGAAAAAGGAAAAAATATTGTAATTGAATAAGGAGAAAAAAGAATATGAAAAAAATGATTAATGAAGTACATTTAGAAGGATATTTATATGAACATAATTTAGAAGTAAAAGTTACGGGTAAAGATTCTAAAGCTCCTGGCACTGAATATCTTCGTGGTTCAATTAGCGTAGCTACTGATGAAGAATGTCTTAATGTAGTTCAGGTATTTTATACTTATGTAACTGCACTTACAGCAAAAGGTAAGGTTAATGCTGCTTATAATACTTTAAAGAATATTTATGATGGTACTATTAAAACAGTAATGGGCCATGGTAAAGAAAATGCGGCTAAAGTTCGTGTCGATACTGCTATTGCACTTAATGAATTCTGGTCTGATAGAAATGGTATGGAAGAATTTGTAAGTGTTAAACGTAATGAAGGTGGTTTTATTCATCTCACTGATAATATCGTAGAAGATGAAAAAGAACGTAATAAATTTAAAGTAGATATGGTTATTACTGGTGTTCGTAGAGTTGAAGGAGACCCGGAACAGGGCACAGAAGATAAAGTAATTGTTAAAGGTGCTATTTTCAATTTTGCCAATGCTTTACTTCCGATTGAACTTACAGCTAAGAATTCAGCAGCTATGGACTACTTTGAAGGTCTCGAAGCTTCTTCTAAAAACCCAACATTTACAAAACTTTGGGGAAGACAGATTTCTACTACTATTGTTAAGGAACAGATTGAAGAATCAGCATTTGGTGAAGCTTCAGTAAAGAAAACTACAACTTCTTATAAAGATTTTGTTATTACTGGCGCACAGACTGAACCGTATGTTTGGGATGATGAAAGCAGTATTACAGTAGCAGAAATGAATGAAAAAGTATCAGCTCGTGAAATTACTTTAGCAACTATTAAGCAGAAATATGAAGATAATAAAAATCGTAATCAGACTCCTGCTGTAGCAACTACTCCGACTATTGGTGGATTTAATTTCTAATCTACCAATAGAGGAAAGAAAGGAGAAAAATTATGGCTATTGATTTATTAAATATTCAACCTCATAAAGTTTCACGCGACCTTAGCGGTTATATCACTTACATTTATGGGCCGGGTGGTGCCGGCAAGACCACGTTCGGTGCTGCTGCTCCCAAGCCTCTTCTCATAGCTTTTGAGAAAGGATACAATGCCTTACCTGGTGTCATGGCCCAAGATGTTACTTCTTGGGTAGAAATGAAACAGATTCTTAGAGAACTTAAAAAGCCTGAAGTTAAGAATATGTTCCGTACTATTATTATAGATACAGCTGATATTGCTAGCCAACTTTGTGAAAAATATCTTTGCACTCAGCTTGGTATTGAAAATATTGGTGATGGTGGATGGACAGTAAATGGTTGGTCTAAGGTTAAAAGAGAATGGGAAAATACTTTCCGTACTGTAGCAATGGAAGGATACGCAGTAATCTTTATTTCTCATTCAAAAACTAAACAGATTACTCGTAAAGATGGAACAACTTATGACCAAATAGTACCTTCTTGCTCAACAGCTTACAATGAAATCATTAAAAATATGTGCGACTTACAGGGATATATCAGCGTTGATAATGGAGAAAGAAGACTTGTTCTTCGTTCTGCTGATGATACTATTGAATGTAAATCAAGATTTAAAATGATTGAACCTATTATTGAATTTAGTTATGATAATTTAGTAAAAGCTCTTAATGACGCTATTGATAAAGAAGCAGCTTTAACTGATGGTGCTTATGTAACCGAAGAAAAAGAAAAAATTGCTGAAACAAAAACTTACGATTATGATTCATTAATTGAAGAATTCCAGCAGATTATTGGTAAAATTATGGAAGATAAACCTAATAATACAACCAATAGTGCTAAAATTACTCAGATTATTGAAACTTACTTAGGTAAAGGTAAGAAAATTGTAGAAGCTACTCGCGACCAAGCTGAACTTATCTATCTAATTGTCGATGAGCTTAAAGAAAAATTTGCGGCTATGCTAGCTTAATTGATGCTTCAACTTAAAACCCTTAGTGGTTTTAAGTTGAATTTTTTATTTTTATTTGGTATAATTATTATATAATAAAAAATAAAAAGGAGAAATAAGATGGCAAGATATGTTATTTGTCCTTATTGTAGTAAAAAGTTTGACCGTGATAAAATTCCTTTTGTTATGGTTTCCAGCAGGCGTTATGCTCACTTAGAGTGCGCTGAAGCCCAGGAAGCCCAAAAGAATGAAGAAGAAAAAGATAAAGAAAAATTAGAAGAATATATTAAGCAGTTATTAAAGATTGATTATATAGATGCAAGAATTAGAAAACAGATAAAACAGTATATTGAAGAATATAATTATAGTTATAAAGGAATACATAAATCTTTAGTTTATTTCTATGAGGTTAAAGGTGGAGATGTAGAAAAAGCTAATGGGGGAATTGGAATTGTACCCTATATCTATACCAAGGCTCGAGACTACTATTACGCACTTTGGCTTGCTCAACAGCAAAATGAAAATAAACAAATTGATTTGTATATTCCAAATGTTAAAGAATATGTAATTGCTCGTCCTCAAAGAGAAATAAAAGAAAGAAGATTATTTACTTTCTTAGAAGAGGAGGGAAAATAATTGGCATCAAAATATGTAGACACTACAAGTATTATGCAAGTAATAGGTTGCATATATAATGACCCTTCACTTCTGGAATTAGTAGATAAATATGTGATTACTGAAAATGATTTTGTTGAACAATTTCATAGAATTGCTTTTGGTTCTATATATAATTTATATAAACTTGGAGCGCAAGCAATAACTTTAGAAACTATTAATGATTATCTATCCAATAAGCCTAAATCAGAAGCCATTTATCAAAAGAATAAAGGTGATGAATGGATTTTAAGAGTAAGTGAAAGTGCTACTCCTGAAGCTTTTGATTATTATTATAGCCGTTTAAAGAAATTTTCTTTATTAAGAGCTTATGATAATATTGGGGTTGATGTTAGTGATATTTATGATATTGATAATTTTTTAGATAGTGAAAAGAAACAAAAGCAAGAAGACCAGTTAAATTATAGTTCTTTGGAGCAGATTGCTGAAAAAGTAAATAGTAAAATTGAAGCAATACGTTTAGAATATGTAGAAGATGTTTACGGCGAAGCAAAACAAGCAGGTACAGGTATTTCTGATTTAATCAATAAATTTAAAAAAAATCCAGAAGTAGGTGTACCTTTATACGGACCTTTAGTTAATACTGTTACTCGTGGAGCAAGATTGAAGAAATTTTACTTGAGGTCAGCGGCAACAGGAATCGGCAAGACCCGTAGTATGATAGCGGATGCTTGTTATATAGCTTGTAAAAAAATGTATGATGAAAATTTTGGATGGATGAATATAGGTATTTCTGAGCCAGTATTGTTTATTACAACAGAGCAGGAATTAGAAGAAATACAGACCATGATGTTAGCTTTTCTTTCTAACGTGAATGAAGAACATATCCTTAATGGTGAATATTTAGAAGGGGAAGAAGAAAGGGTCATTGAAGCAGGAAAAATACTTGGGGAAGCACCTTTATATATAGAAGAATTACCTGACTTCTCGCTACAGGATGTAGAAAACACGATTAAGAAGAATATACGTGACTATGATGTCAAATACGTGTTTCATGACTACATTCACACCAGCCTTAAGATTCTTGAAGAAATAACTCGTAGAAGTGGTGGCGTTAAACTTAGAGAAGATAATATTCTATTCATGTTATCCACTAGACTTAAAGATATATGCAACCAATATGGAGTCTTTATAATGTCAGCAACCCAGCTTAATGGAGATTTCCAGGACGCTAAAACTCCTGACCAAAATCTACTTCGCGGAGCTAAGGCAATAGCGGATAAGATTGACTACGGCGCCATTCTCTTAGCAGTAAAGGACGAAGACTTGGTGTCTTTGGAACCTATCTTGGCCTCGAATCTTTTTGAGCGCCCCACAATTAAAATGTCTATCTATAAAAACCGTAGAGGACGTTATAAAGGGGTATACCTCTGGTGTAAGGCAGATTTAGGCACTTGCCGCATCAAACCAATGTTTTGCACTGGGTATGATTATGAAATGATAAGTATAGATGATATACGAATTAAAATAGATGAAGAATCAGCATTTTAAATAAGGAGAAAATAATAATGAAAACTAATACTTTTGAATATACTATGACTAAAGAAATGGCAAGATTTTATTTAAAAAACCGCAAAGGTGACGAAGCTAAAATGCGCCCGCAGGAATATCTTTGTAAAATGGTAAATGATGAATTCCATTTACAGGGAACTTGTATTAAAGTATATCAGCGTTAATAATGAATACTTATGATAAAATTGAGATTCGAGAACAACTAAGTATAGAAGATATTTTCCTACTATTAGAAGAATGGGGAGGCGACCCAGAATATACTTCTTTCGGTATTATTAGTGCAACTATATGCCACAACCTCCCTGGAGTAGGAAGTAGAAAATTGTATTATTATGAAAATAGTACGCTTTTTAAGTGCTATACAGATTGCGAAGAATCAAGTTTTGATATATATGAGTTACTCTTAAAAGTGGCTCGTATCCAATGGAATAAAGCCTTAGATTTAAATGAAGCTGTAAGATGGATAGCTAATAAATTTGGTATTGCTAGTAGCTATATAGATGATGAATATAATGACCAATTGATAGATTGGAAAATATTAGATACTTATGATAGAATTCAAAGCTATGAATTAAAAACCAACGATATATTGCTAAAAGAATATGATGAAGAAATTTTAAATAGATTTAATTATAAAGTTAAAATTTCTCCTTGGATAGAAGAAGGGATTAGTGAGGAAGCTTTAGCCCAAGCCCAAATCGGATTTTATGCTGGAGGAAATCAAATCACTATTCCTCATTATGACAAAGATGGTAGGTTTATAGGTTTACGAGGTCGTACCTTAGTAGAGCAAGAAGCTGAGCGTTATGGAAAATATAGACCTTTGAAAATTAATAATATTTTATATTCTCACCCTCTTGGGATGAATTTATATAATTTTAATTTTTCTAAAGAAAATATACATTCTATGAAAAAAGCTATAGTCTTTGAATCAGAAAAATCAACTTTACAATTTAAATCTTATTTTGGAATTAACAATGATATTTCAGTGGCCTGTTGCGGCAGTAATTTTTCTTCTTATCATGCTAATTTACTCTTAGAAAATGGTGTTGAAGAAATAATTATAGCTTTTGATAAACAATATCAGCAAACCAATACAGAAGAAAGTTATCGTTGGAGTAAAAAATTACAACAAATTAATGAAAAATATAAAAACTTAACTACCCTTAGTTTTATATGGGATACAAAAGATTTATTAGAATATAAAGCTAGCCCAACAGATATGGGTAAAGATGTATTTATGGAATTATTTAGAGAAAGGAAAGTTATATGAAATGAAAGGTATAGTATGGTATAAAAATGATAGAAATATGGCAATTAATTTTATGTATGAATTAATAGATAATTATAAAAGAATACATATTCCAATTAAAACTCTAAGAAATTCTAAAACTAATTTTTATGTTAATTTTACTAATGGAGATGAATGGCGAATATCAAAATTAGCGGAGAGTAGTAGAGGACACAAATGTAATTTATCTTATTATCCTGCATTTGAAGAAATAAGTAATGAAGATTTTAAGCTTATACGCTTTTGTGAAGCCCCTCCTTTTTATGCAGCAGTAAGTTATTGGCCTTCAATTCAAGAAAATTCGTTAGAGGAGGAAGAAGATATTGAATTACCATTTAATTGAACCAAAAATTGATTCAGATAATGTAGTTGATATTCTTCTCTCCAATAGAGGAATAGAAGACATTAATCATTATTTACACACAACTAATGAAGATATATTAGACCCTTTACTTTTAGGTAATATGAATAATGGGGCAAAACTTCTAATTCAGCATATTTCTTTGAATCATAAAATATTCATTCAAGTAGATTCAGATTGTGACGGATATACAAGTGCTGCGATTTTAATAAATTATTTATATAAACTTTTCCCTGCTTTCGTTCAGAATAATATTATTTATAAATTACACACAGGTAAACAGCACGGCATTATTTTAGAAACAATTCCAGAAGATGTAAAGTTACTCGTTGTACCTGATGCAGGAAGTAATAACTATGAAGAGCATAAAACTTTAAAAGAAAAAGGAATAGATGTTCTTATTATAGACCACCATGAAGCCGAACGAATTTCTACAGATGCTTGCGTAATTAATAATCAATTATCTGTTTACCCCAATAAAACTTTATCTGGGGCTGGAGTAGTTTATAAATTTTGTTCTTATATTGATTCTCTTTTGGGTACAGAGTATGCGGAAGACTTTATTGACCTCGCTACTTTAGGTATAATTGCCGATATGGTAGATTTAAGAGAATATGAGACAAGGCATATTATTACTAAAGGACTAAAAAATATAAATAATAGATTTATTAAATTAGCAGTAGAAAAAAATGAATACTCATTAAAAGGAGATTTAACTCCTACTGGAGTTTCTTTCTATATTGCTCCTTATATTAATGCTATGGTGCGTTCAGGAACCCAAGAAGAGAAACTCACTTTATTTGAAGCTTTATTAGATTTTAAAGCCGAAGAGCTTATTCCTTCAACCAAAAGAGGATGTAAAGGACAGCAAGAAATGCGAGTAGTTCAGGCTTATCGTAATTGCACAAATACTAAGAACCGCCAAGCTAAATCAAGAGATAATAATTTAGAAGTTATCGAAAATATTATTGAGGAACAAAATCTATTGGATAATAAAATTTTAACTATATGTTTAAATAAAAATTATAGCGTAGATAAAAATCTTACTGGATTAGTAGCTAATCAATTAATGGCGAAATATCAAAGACCGGTATTAATTTTAAATGAGCGTTTAAAAGAAAATAATATATCGACTTGGGAAGGTTCGGGTAGAGCCTACGATAAAGCGAATTTAGGCAACTTTAGAGAATTTTTATTAAATACCCAAAAGGTAATGTATTGCGAAGGTCATGCCTCAGCTTTTGGAGTAGGTATTACAAATGAAGAACTTAATGATTTTATTCAAGTTACTAATGATTTATTAAAAGATGTAGAGTATATTCCTGTTTATGATGTAGATTTTATTTTTAATAGCTATAATTTTGATGGACAAGATGTAGTAGAAATTGCTGAATTGAAATCTTTATGGGGTCAAGGCATTAAAGAACCTTATATAGCTTTGGAAAATATAAGAGTTACTAAAGATAATATTACATTGATGTCGCCTGATAAAAGCCCTACTATTAAAATTACTCTTCCTAATGGGACAGAAATAGTAAAATTTAAATCTTCTGAAGAAGAATTCAAAAATCTATACTCTGAGTTAGGATATATAGAAATTACTGTTATAGGCCGTTGTGAGAAGAATGAATGGTATGGAAATATTACTCCACAAATCTTAGTTGAAGATTATGAAATTACTAACAGGATGGAATATTATTTCTAACTGTGACGTCAACAGTAGACAAATCCGAAAAGTCAAATTAAAGGTCAATTTAGAATTTTTTAAGTGAAATTCTCTAAATTGACTTTTTTGTTAAATTTTAGTATAATTAAATAAAAAAGGTAAAAAATGACAACAATAACATTAAATAAAAAACAAGAAGAAGGATTGAAAACTGCGGTAGAAAGATTCCAAAATGGTGAAAAATATACTTGTATAGCGGGATATGCGGGTTCAGGTAAAAGTACCCTAATACCT